AGCCATCAGAGCTTTGCCGTAATCGTCCTCGTACTTTTCAATGTACTTGGCGATAATCTTTATCCCACAGAACACATTCTGATAAGGATTCAGCATATCGGCACAGCGAAAATCTTCCTCAAGCCACTCATGGTTCACTTCGTTGATCTGCATGAGACCGTAATCGTCAGTGGAGGAAACCACTTCGGGATTGAATCGGCTTTCATGCTCGATCATTGCCAGCACCAGTGTCACAGGGACACCTTCATCGGCGCACACCTCGTAGATGTATCGCTGTAGGCTGTCGGAGAGAGGTATGTCATAGTAGAACACTTCCCCAAGTTCCGGGAGCTTGTCTGCTTCGTAGACAGGTACTTCCACTGTCACTGTCTCGGTTACGATCTCAGTGTTGACCGGGGCGGTTGCTCTACCAATCAGAAGCCCCATGACACCGCCGATTACTACCAGCAACAGGAGAATGCCATAGGCATACACCTTCATGAGCTTGTTTCTATTGATTCTTTTGCTTTTTGTTCTTCTACACTCAGTAGCCATTTTTGAAAGTCCTCCTCATTCTTCGGGTCTTGGTAGAACGCTTCCAAAATCCCCATCAATGGTCGTGCGAGGTCGTTAATCTGTGAATCACTGAGACTCACGCTTACGTTCACGTTCGGTGAGAATCTTGTCACATTCATCGAGGACTACTTTCGCTTTAGGGTAGGTGTAGACTCCACGAATGATACTCGACATTTCGGGCGGCTGGACTGTGATACCTCGCTCTCTCAGCTCCAAGATCATATCCACCTGTTTGATACCGAGCTTCTTCATTCGCTCTTGAATCTGACTCATAGAATTTTCCTCCTTTCGCAGTTCTGAAAATCGGAATCACTATTGACAAAAAGGCGAATTATTGTTATTATTGTTATAGGACTATACAACAACTTCAACTTCTCGGAACTGCCAATTCTGAGAGGTCGGTTTCTTATTGCCAATTCGTGATTTCCGAATTTCTTGTTCTTATTATAATTCTTATTTTGCGAATTGTCAATAGGGAAATTCTAAAATTACGAATTTTATTTTTGCGAGGAGGAATTATCATGACATTCGCAGAGAATATCAACCGCATTTGCAAAGCAAGAGGAGTCACACTCACCGCCTTTATCAAGAGTTTGGGTATGTCTACATCGAAGGTGACTGCCATCAACAACGGTTCGCTTCCAAAGGAAACCGAAATGGTGCTGTTCGCTGAAAAGCTGAACTGCTCTGTAATGGATTTCTTTGCTGACGCAGAAGACCTCTCCCCGGAGGTACAGCCGAAGGACGAGGACGAACAGGACATTCTCAGAGTCTACCGTTCCCTGTCCCGGAGAGCGAAGCATGAGTTCATGAGCATGGTCTATGACTTTGAAAACCGAGAGGAGTTAGAGGGGGATAAAGACAATACTGCGGCAGTCTAAGATCATTCCCATAGAACTGCTGAGACGTAAGAAGCTATTGGAGGTGAGATTACGAAAGCGGTAATTTACGCTCGATATTCGAGCCACAGTCAGAGAGAAGAATCCATCGAAGGTCAGCTCCGTGAGTGTCACGACTTCGCCTTGAGAAATGGATTCACGATCATAAATGAGTATTGCGACAGAGCGATTTCGGGTAAGACCGACAACCGTCCCAGCTTCCAGCGGCTTATCAAGGACAGTGAGAAGGGACAGTTTGAAGCGGTTATCATGTACACCCTTGACCGCTTTGCTCGTAACAGATATGACTCCGCCATCTACAAAGCCAAGCTCAAGAAGAACGGTGTCCGTGTCTTTTATGCAAAACAGCCCATGCCGGACACCCCGGAGGGCATTATCCTTGAGTCAGTCCTTGAAGGTTACGCTGAGTATTACTCGGAGAACCTATCCCGGAACATCAAACGTGGCATGAAAGAAAATGCCCTACAGTGCATTGCCACCGGGGGAGCTGGTTTGGCATTGGGCTACACTGTAGGGGAAGACCGAAAATATCAAATTGACCCTGTAGGGGCGAAGATCGTACAAGAGATTTTCCAAATGTATGCCGATGGTATGTCGGCAACTCAGATCATAAACTTCTGTAACGAGAAGGGGTACAAGACCTCACGAGGGAACGCTTTCAATAAGAACAGTCTCCGTACCCTGTTGAAGAACGAAAAATATATCGGGACATACAAGTTCATGGACGTAGTTGTGCCAAACGGTATGCCAGCGATTGTCGATAAAGCTCTGTTCGAAAAAGTTCAAGCCATGCTCTCACACAATGCAAAGGCACGAGCGAGGACAAAAGCCAAAGAGGACTACTTACTCACCACGAAGCTGTTCTGCGGTCACTGTGGGTCAGCTATGGTCGGTGAGAGCGGCACATCGAAGTCCGGGAAGGTACACCATTATTACAAGTGCATTGACCGCAAGCGGAAGCACCAGTGTAATAAGAAGGTGGAGAAAAAGGACTGGATAGAGGAGCTTGTAGTCCGCTTCACAGTCCAGCACGTCCTCACGGACGAGAATATAGAGAAGATTGCAACGAGGGCAATGGAAGTCTTCGAGAAGGAATCCGCCGACACCACCTACCTCACTGGTCTGCAAGATCAGCTCAAAGAGGTGAAGAAGAAAATAAAGAACCTCATGACTGCCATCGAACAAGGTATCATTACCTCGACCACGAAGGAACGTCTTGAGGAGCTTGAGTCGGAGAAAAACCACATCGAGGGGCAGATAGCCAAAGAGGAAATGAAAAAACCGCTCTTGACGAAAGAGCGCATAATGTTTTGGCTACTTTCGTTCAAGAGCGGTGACGTGAATGACCTTGAGTATCAACGTAGGGTGGTAGACACCCTTGTCAACTCCGTTTATGTTTACGATGATGGGGACAAAGGCAGACGGATTGTCTTTACCTTCAACATTTCGGGGCAGAACACGGCTACTATCTCGTGTTCGGATATTGCGTGTTCCGCTCCACCAAATAGTGCAAATCCGAACACCTTATTTATCGTAAAACATTGTTTCGGGTTTGTTTTGATACTGGAAGACGTAGACGCTTAGTCTGCGTCTTTCTTTTTGGGTTCAGTGTAAGTAAGTGCCTGTTTGGAATCGGTCACACCAGCGGTAGTAGGGTCAGTGACGATACCGAGGATAGCCAGCACTGCGAACAGAGCATTGACTACCTCAAGCAGTTTGTTACCCAGCTCACCGAGGTCGAGGTTGTAGCCAAATACAGCGGCTACCACCTGTACCAGCAACAGCACAGCCGGAATCAGAGCCAGCCAAAAGGTCTTGTTTTTCAGTCGTACAGTCCAGTTAATGTTCATGGTTCATATCCTCCTTAGATTTTCTTTGTGTAGTCGAGGGAAATCCAGCCGACACCGCTCTTGAGCTTACCCCATCTGTCAGCTCCTTTGCCGTTAGCTTCCTCGACAATGGTATATACTCCCTTATCGGTGATGTTACCGACAATGGCGGTGTCAGTACCAGCTCCCTTACGGATATTCAGATCGTCCGCAGTGATTTTTACGAGATAAGGAGTGAATTTATCCTCCTTCACCGTAGGAGCGGCGGTAGTCCCGGAAACATACCAGTCGTAGTAGGTCTTACCGAAGTCAGCTCTCTTGACCTGTGCGGATTCACCTTGATCTGCTGGTCTTTCATACCCGGTGAGAATTGCGTCAGACGCTTCTCTCACAGAGGTAGCCGATTTCAGCACCTTCATGACACTGGTGTAGCCCTGTAGCTCTTTCCACATGAAGTCCAACTGCATACTAAGATCACCGATGGACTTATTCACGCTCTGAGCGTATTCGAGCAATGCCTGTTTGCGAGACCAGTACGTCCACTGAGCCAAACCATATCCGGCGGAATCCTTCACGAAGTTGTCATACGAACCGTTGTCAACAGCGGTAGTATAAGAATCATCGGTGAAACCGAGCTTCTTTTCGTAGGTCTGCTGTAGATTCTTCGGGTTCAATGCACTCTCGGCTTTCAGATTACCCATGATACCAGCAACAGCGAAAGCGTTGAGACCCTTACCGATGAAGAAGTCCCAAATCACCTTTGCGGTGTCAACGATAGGGCTTGTCTCCTCAGTACCATCAATGGTAGTAATGAAACCGTCAAATCCGGCGGCTTTCAGCTTCTTGAGCATTGCTTCGGCATTTTCTTTCTTGGAGTAAGCACCGACCTGTACACGGTATTTTGCCTTTTCGACAACAGGGGTCTCGACCTTTTCCTCAACGGAAGCGTTCAGACGTTTGTTGACTTCTGCGGCAATCTCACCATGACGCTCATACAGCCAATCGCCGGGGCAAGCCTTATTTGCGAACCAACGGTGTACCGTCATGTTCTGCTTATCGACCTGTCCGATCAGAGACTTGTCAGCTTTCCACAGGAGCTTCTTGATACCGTTTCTCTTGCAAATGTCAGCCACCAACTTAATGAGTGCGTTGTACGCTTCGTCAGTAACCGCATAAGGGTGAGCCGTATCACTCGCCACCTCGATTGTGATAGCTCTGTGGTCGTTAGAGCTGGAAGAAGAACACCAAGAACGGTCTTTCTCCTCAACACTCAGACCGATAGAACCGTCCTTACCAACAACGTAGTTGGCGGAACACTCACGGTCAGTAGTAGCGAAATAGTCACAGCCCTGTTTTGCAGTCCACTGACCTACGATACAGTGAATTGTAATCGTGTCAATGGCACGATTACGAGGACTGGTCTTATTGTTGGTAACTTTAATGTTGAGTGATAATAATCAGGGTTCAACTAGAACGTTACCTTCGGAAAAAATTAGAAATCATCCGGGTGGATATGGCATGTATTACCAT